CTGTATTTAATAATGTTGGTGCAAGAATCTTATCAGGTTTAACTGCTAACACTAATATTCCTATTACAGGAGCGCAAACCGTAGCTTGGGCTGCAGAAAATGGTGAAGCAGCAGATGGTGGAACACAATTTACTAAGGTAGAATTAAGCCCTGTTCGTTTGGCAGCTACCGTAGATGTTTCTAAGCAATTATTGTTGCAAAATGGTGGTGCAGAAGCAGCTATTATGGCTGATTTAGGTCGTGCAGTAGCAGGTAAAATTGACCAAGCTATTTTCAACGATACTACTATTTCAGGCGCACCTGCATCTATCTCTGCAAATGGAGATATTAGCTCAATCACAGCAGAATCTACTTTTGCAGATGGTGTTTCTGTAATGAAAGATTTAGTTCAAGCAGAACAAGTTTTAGCAAGTGCTAATGGTTTAGAAGGAAACTTAGCTTACGTTTGTAGCCCAGAGTTATTGGCTCAAATCAAGCGTGGTGTTCAAGTTGCTGCTGTAAGTGCAGGTTTAGATGGTATGCTAGTAAATGGTTACCCTATTCACTTCACTAACGGTTGTGGTAAATCATCAGGTGCAAGTGGTGACTTCGTATATGGTGATTTCAGCAAATTAATCGTTGGATTATTTGGTGGTGTTGACATTATGGTTGACCCTTATACTCAGGCTGCTTTCGGTCAGACTAGATTGGTTGTAAACAACTATGTTGATTTCGGTGTAACAAACGGAGCAGGTTTCGTAAAAGGAACTTCTAAAGTTGCTGCATAGTAGTACATAGATACTAATACTTAAAAGGGGGTTCTTCGGAACTCCCCTTTATTAACTTTAACTCTTTCAATAGAAACTTATGTATCTCGACCCTAACTATAACGTACAAGGCGATTTAGTTATTTTAGATGACCCTACAACTAAGGTCGTTAGTGTAGCTGAAATTAAGTGACACCTAAGAATTGATACTTCTGACGAAGATACTTTGTTAGGTGTATATGTAGATGCTGCAACTGAGATGGCAGAGCATTATTGTTCAAGACATTTTATTACACACGAGTATAAGTTGTATTTCAATCAGGTGATGTCACAAGCATCTTTAATATTTCCTGATTGTACGCTAAAAACAGAAGGCTCAAACAAACCTATACATTGGTTAGATGTTAATGGAGTAGAACAAACATCATCAGATGCTTATATAGATGCTTATTCTAATCCTTCTATATGTTATTTGAAAAGCACGTTTACATCGCCTACGTTGGCTGATGACGCTGCAAACACATTTTGGATAGAGTTTAGAACAGGTTTCGGTGATTTACAAAGCGATGTACCACAAGCTATACAACAAGCTATTAAATTGATTGTAGCTGATATGTATTACTTTCGTGAGGATCGTAAGAGAAGGTTTCCAATGGCATCTGAGATATTGCTACAACCTTATAAATGTTTCCATTAAGATATGGCTTTCATTGCAAAAATAAAAGCAGGGGAATTTAATCAAAGAATTACCTTTAAGGAGAAAACTTACACTCAGGATGGTTTTGGTGGTGTTACAAGCGTTGATTCAACGGTGGCAACAGTTTGGGCTAATAAGAATGTTAAGTCGCTTAGAGATGTTGAAGAAAAGTTTGAAGGAGATGAATTACAGGCTTATGGTAGATTCGTTTATACAATTAGGTATAGCAGCGAAACTAAGGCTATAAAAGCTGATTGGACTATCATAGAAACAAGCACAAGTGAAGAATACGAAATTTTAGGGTTTGTTATAGACCCACGAAAAGAATTTATTGAGGTTTTTGTTAAACAAGATTTAGCAACTGATAACCCTGTTTAGTTATGGCTAATAAAGGTAAAGCAACTAAGAATAAAAACTTTCGCATCTCCGTTCAGGGAGTTGACGATGTTAGAGCTTCATTAAAGAAGTTAGGGTATTCAGCTAGGCACTCTCGCACACAAATAAACAAAGCATTAAGACCTGCAGCAAACAAACTTGTAAGGGCTGTACAGGCTGCTTATAAAAAAGAATTTAACACGTTTAACAGAAAACGTGATGGATCAAGAAAACCAACTTGGTCAACAATAGGGGTAATTACTGCAAAGAAAAGTAAATCGCCTGGTCTGTACGTTGGTCCAATTAAAAAGAGAACAACACCTATCAAGGTTAAGGGTGCTAATAGCTACAATTTAGCTGCTATGCAAATAAAAGGTAACAAACAACAAGCACCACGAAAAGATGTATTTAAGGAAACAGGAAAACGAATGGAACAAACCATTTATTTACAGGCTGAAAAAGACTTAGATAAGATGATAAACAAACTAATTAAACAAGCAGGGTTTTAGATATGTTTGCAGTTATAGGTAAAAAAATATTTGATAAACTAAGCACTTCGTTAGCTTTCCAACAGGCACAAGGTGTTTTGGGTGATTCGTTGTTATCAGGGGATAATTCAACCTTTGATTCAAGCGTAGGGGATTGGTTTCACGCAAACCCACAACCACCGAGATTTGTTTTTCACGATACAACGGAAAAAGCCTTGAAGGTGCAAACTCAGGGTGGTTCAACAGCAATCGGTTGTTATGCTTTTACAGACCTGAGTGCATCCACAACTTATAGAATAACTTACACATATAAATCTGATTACGAAACAAATTGGTTTATTGAAGATTTTGGTGGTACTGAAATCGCTACACAATCAAATGTTGCAGCAGGTGAAGGTACAACATACTTTGAATTTACAACTGCATCTACAGGGTCTATATATAGGATATGTTTTCAAAACAACTCAACCGATGCACACTCTTATGGTCTTTTAAAAGAAGTTCAGGTGACAACTACAACAGGGGAGAATACAAAAGTTTTCCCTGTAATTATACCACAAGGAACAGCTTATCCTGCAACGATATTTGAAATAGCAAATGTAGATAATTTTATAACAAAAAGTAGTTCCCTAGCATCTTGTGATGTGTCTTTACGCATCGCTTGTTTCGCAGATGACTACAATACAACATACAATCAATCTAAGGCAGTCGTAGAGGCTTTAGATTATTATTCGGTAACATATACCGAGGATGGTGTTTCTTATACAGCAAAGTTTAGGTTTGTAAGCCTAGATGATGATTACTATAAGTTACCCGAAAAGTTCTACAAAAACTTAATTTTTAATTGTCTAATAACTAAAAACTAAATAAAATGGCAGTAGTAAACGCAACAAACGTAACGCTAAGTATAGCAGGTGAAGTTATGTCACATTGTACATCTTGCAGTTTCTCTATTTCAAGAGAATTAAGAGATAAAACTTCAAAATCAAGCGGTGGTTACTCACAATCTCTTGCAGGATTAGTGTCTTGGGAAATGAGTGGTGATGGATTCGTAGATTTAGCTGATTCAGGTAAAAGTCTATTATCAGACTGTTTTACTAAAGTAACAGCAGTATCACCCGAAATAGAGGTAATCTTTACCGTTGGAACATCAGGTGACACTTACACAGGTCAAGCATTCATTACAAGTGTATCAACAGATGGAGGGGTAGAGGAAAATTCTACATTCTCTGTTTCCATTACAGGTACAGATGCTTTAACGCAGGTAGTAGCATAACGAGTAACATTTAAATAAAAAAAGGTATGAATAAGGTAGAAATTGGTGGTAAAGAAAGACCTGTAAGGTTTTCGTATTTATGTATTAAGGATATTTGTAAAAAATGCAACTTAAAGCTAAGTGAGTTAAATCAGTTAGGTACAGAAATAGACCACATAGGTATTATTGCGTTCTTTGGATTAAAGTATGGTTCTAAGAAAATTGGCGAAACATTCGACTATAAAATTAAAGATATAGAAGAATGGTTAGACAATGAAGATTTCTCTAAGATTAATGAGATTTTTGAGGCTTTCCAATTAGACCAACCTTCTAGCGAGGGAAAGTAGTAGAGGGAGAGGAACAAGAAGATTTAGAGGAATTTGAATGGGACAAACTTGAACAAATTGGATTAGGAATGGTGGGGCTATCGTTTGATGATTTATACGATATGACCCCACGATCCTTCCAAAACAAGTTAATTGGATTTAAAGAACACAACGAGCAATTACTTCACGATAGTTGGGAACAGACCAGACTCATTATACACTCTTGTTTGTCACCACATTCTAAGAAGGAGTTGAACCCTAAAACATTGTTACCTTTCCCTTGGGATAAAAAGGTTAAAGTCGTTACATCTTCAAAAGAAGAAATTGCAGATATTGTTAAACGACACAAAGAAATACTACGAAAAAAATACAATAAATAATGGGTGGATTAAAGACTATTTCGATAATTGTTGCTGCGAATATCAAGGGCTTAGAACAGGGTCTTGGTAAAGCTAATAAATCATTGGCTAAATTCGCATCAGGAGCAGCAAGGATGGGTTCTTTGCTTTCGTTTGGTGTTACTGCCCCACTTACAGCTTTAGGTAGTTCAGCACTAAAAACATTTGTTGCGTTTGAGAACGGAATGACTAAGGTTGGAACGGTGACAGGTGCAACTGTTGGTGAGTTGAAGATGCTTACAGATGAAGCAAAAAGACTAGGGGCAACCACCCAATTTACAGCATCACAGGTAGGCGATTTACAATTAGTTTTAGGTCGAAAGGGTTTTGACCCTTCGGCTATAAAAGAAATGCAGGGGTCTATATTAGACCTAGCCCTAGCAACAGGAGAAGATTTAACTCTTGCAGCAAAGGTAACATCATCTACGATGAAAGCCTTTGGTTTGGAAACTGCCGAAGCAGCAAGGGTGGCGAACACGTTAGCGTCAGCATCAGCAAATTCAAGTTTACAACTTAGCACATTTAGTACAGCCTTTGCAAATGCAGGGGCATCGGCAGCAGCAGTAGGTGTAGATGTAGAGGAATTGTCAGCGATGATGGGTACGCTAATGGATAGTGGTATTAAAGCATCTAAAGCAGGTACATCATTAAATTCCTTATTCATCCAACTAAAGGAGAAAGGCATTAGCCTAACAGACACTTTAGATACGCTTTCTGAGGGGGAATTAACATTAGAGAGGGCTACAAATTTAGTTGGTAAAAACTTTAGTAAGCAACTATTAATATTAGCCAAAAATAGAGATAGAACCAAGGAACTTACAGAGGAATATAGAAACAATACAGGTCGCTTAAAAGAAATGGCTGAAGCTATGGGTAACACAACCCACGCAAAGCTAAAGAGAATGGAATCGGCTACTGAGGCTATGAAGTTGGAATTTGGGGCTTTAATTGCAGAAGCAATAACACCTATAATCCAATGGGTGACCAAAATGGCAACATCGTTTGCAAATTTAGATGAAGGAACAAAGAAAATAATACTAGGAGTTGGTACTTTGTTGGCTGTACTTGGTCCACTCTTATTGATAGTGGCTACAGTAACATCAGCTTGGGGAGTTATGGCAGGAGTTATAGCAGCCTTAACAAGTCCTATTGGATTAGCCATTGCAGCAATCGCAGCTTTACCTATAGCGTTAAAATACGTTTTAGATAATTGGGATGCTTTTGCTGAAAGATTAGGAGATTGGAGTTGGTGGAGAAATGCCCTTATACAAGTTTTACAATGGCTTTTTAAATACAACCCTTTTAGCCTTATATTAAAGGGGGCGCAAAAACTTTATGATTTCTTAGGTGTAAAATCTAAGGTCTACAATCCGTTTGAGGACTTAGTTGATGGGCTTGAAGATTTGAAAGTTGAAACAACAGATTATAAACACGAATTTGGTAGTTTAACCGATTCAATTAAGGATGGATTAAAGAATTTAGATATAGATTTAGGTTCTGTATTTAAATCCCCAACAAATACCCCACAATTAGATAAGCCTAGTCAAGAAACAAGGTCATTGCAAGAGGCTTACGATGCTATCTTCGGTCAAGGTGCTTGGGAAGCCTTTGAAGAAGATAAGAGGAAAAAGCAAGAGAATGTAGCTAACACTCAAAGGTGGAGTAATTCAGTTCAATCTGCTTCCATTGGTATCGCAACATCATTCGCTGACACCTTCGCTACAATGGCAATGTCAGGTGAACTTACTATGCAAAGTTTAGGTCAGATATTTGTAGATTTAGCTAAACAAATAGTTGGAATGACTATAAAAGCAGCGATTTTAGTTGGTGTATTACAAATGACAGGTCTTGGAGCAGCAGCACAAGCAGGTGGAGGTATATTTAGCGGTGGTACAGGATTTAAAGATATATTAGGCGGTATTATGGGTGGAGCTTTCGCCGATGGTGGTAACCCACCTGTAGGTAAAATGAGCCTCGTGGGAGAAAGAGGACCTGAATTATTCGTACCAAAAGGTCAAGGAACAATCATCCCTAACCACGCTTTAGGCGGTGGTGGTGGAACGATTATCCCTGATGTAAGAATATCGGGTAATGATTTATTGATAGTCTTTGATAGAGCAGAACGTAGAAGAAATAGAAGGTAGAAAAATATGGCATCATACGGTTTATATAAAGAAAGTTTTATTGCAAGTGAAAAGGGTACTGATTGGGTTGTTCAGATTCATAAAAAGGATGCGTCTGATTTAATAACCAATCCAAACTTTATAACAAACGCTACCGATTGGGATTTAGATGGGGGTAGTGCGTTGAATTTTTATTGGGATTCAAATAAAGGTAATGCAGGTGCTAGGTGTGGTTCAGCAGCTACATCATTATTTTATCAATTAAATTCTAATATTGCTACTTCAACGGCATATAAGGTTTCTATAAAGGTTGATGATTTAGGGTCGGGTAATTCGATTAAAGTAAGCCTTAATAACGGTGCTGAAACCACGATAACAGGTGATGGTTTTCACGAAGCAACAATCACATCGGGTCTTGGTTCAGGGAAGATAATTGTAGAGTCAAATGGAAATCCCTGCATAGTAACACAGGTCAGCGTAAACGCAACAGATTATATCCCTGAATACAACTTTGATATGGCAGGTGAAGGTTTTGAAATCACTTGGAATGGTTCAGGTGGAACTAGAGATAAAACATTCTTAGGGTCTGAATGCGATATAAAATTTATGATTCAAAATGACCTACAAGAATCGTTCTTGTATGATGTATTAGATAGTGGGTTTAAGGAATACTTTGTAAGAATATACAAGGGTTCTGTACACAAATACAATAAATTTTGGTATGGCTGGATTCAACCTGCCTTTGATGTGGTAGAAAACGCTCCATACCCTTACACTTCTTCAATAACAGCAACCGATTCAGCAGGTTATTATAAGGGAAAACCTTTTAAAACTTTTGCAGACGAAACCTTTAAACAAGCTAATTACTCTATAGCAAACGTATTTAAAGACTTCATTGGTGGGTCGGACCTTGCTGCTGTTAATTTAGTTGAAAATACTTGGTTTTTAGATGGATCAACAAGAGGTTGGGAAATTCTCACAGGAGATTCGGGTTCGTCTGCTGATGATGGTAAACTTATTATTGCAGGTACAACAACAACAGGTACACGAAAGCCATTATCTTGTGAAGGTGATGTTTTAACTGTTGGTGATAAATATAAGGTTGGTATCGAAGTTGTAGATTATACAAGTGGAACGCTATACGTTAAAGATGGTGGTGGTAGTAGTGCAACTATAGGAACAATAACAAACGGTACAGGTAATGATGGTGGCGGTCTTGGTGGTTGGGTGTTTGAATATACTCAAACAGATAATGGTGCTGATGGGAATGGACTTCACCTTTGGACTGATAATTTTGTTGGTTCAATAGGAAGTGTTTATCTTCATTCAACAGAGGACTTCCCTCACGAAGGGGAAAGTGTTATTTTCCAAGTTCAGAATGATTGGAAAACAAGTGAGTTTGATAGTGCTATTGTTCCAAGTAGTCAATGGTATATATGTAAAGGTGCTTTCGCAAACAATTCAAATTTCCCTCTTGAATATAAAGAGTCTGATGTTTTCCACGAAACTATGAAGGTGTTTAATACCGTAGGTTATTTAGCTGATGGGTATTATTATTTCTTACAGCCTAATAGTTTTTTTGATGGTGGTGCAAGTTATAATATGAATTATCAATATTTTTGGGACTTCTCAGGTGTAGGTCTTACGACAGGTTATGCCACCGAATCTAACCTTGTAACTATAGACCAAAATAATCACACTTTATTAGCAGGTTCAAGTTTTACTTATGAAGCCCCTTTTAAATCCTGTACAGCAACTTATACATCAGCAGGTGCAGCTTTTACCCTTGCACAAGGCGATGACATTACAGATAACCCTTCTGTAGCAGGAGAAGATTATACTTATGGTGGTCAATTAACAGCCGATACAACTTATGATTTAGATTGGTTTTCAAGGTCTGTAGATGTTACACTTCAAAGTGATTGGGCATCTTTTGGTTCGTATGATTTCAGAGCAAGATGGGTCAATTTTGATTATTACATAACAATTAAGGCTGTATCATCATCAGCAACAAAATACCTCACCTTAAATTCTGACCAAGAATTAGAATGGGTCGCTACCGAGGATCAAGTAGTTCTTTCAAGGGGCTTTAATAGAAATGCAGCTACATATTCACCTTATAATAGTTTATTCTTTGACGAGTTCAATAGTAGTTCTTGTGAAGGGGCTATAAAATGTGTAGGTCATTATTATGCTCACCAAGCAGATATAACAAGGTTTTCCAATGCAGATTCTAAATACACATTTGATACCGACTTATTATGGGGTTGCGTATTACCTCAACTTGCAGAAACATCAAGTATATTTGTAAAGGTATATTTTGTGCCAAGGTATTATAAGAACAAAGCTCGTCAGGCTGCCCAAGTTTGCAGCCCAATATCGGGGACTCCTGTACGAAATACTTATGTTGAGGACATTACGGTAACAGCAAGAGAAACAAACTCTTTAATTTCAAATGAATTTAGGGTTACAGAATATGCTCCATCATCTTCTACAGCCATCGAAGATTTTGACTTAGGAGATTTAACTATTGGGGTTTCATCTGCAAATCCTGAATTTTCAGTAACATATAGAGATAATGTCCCTGTAGCTGAAAATGTTTATAGAGGCTCAGACACAGCAAGTGGAGAACCTTTCACTCAATTCTTAGCAAAACAATTTTTAGAACCACAGCAGACACCTTTAAAGATATTACAGGGTAGTATTCAAAGTGCAGCAATATCACCTAAAGATGTAATTAAATACTCATATAACAATGATGGTAATTACGAACACTTTATGTTTATGGGTGGTACGTTTAAAGGTCAAAGTGAAATTATGGATGGTGAATGGTTTAGACTAAAAGATGATTAATTATGGAAGATAAAAAGGTACAGAAGATAAATCGCACATTACAGGGTGTAAACGCAGGGGTTAGAGAAATGGTGCAGAGATTCGATGACTATTTAAAGAGTCAATCGTTTGCGACCCTAGATACAGCTATTGCAGGTGGTGGTGTTGATAATGCCCCTACATCACAAATAACAACTATATCTTGTAGTGCGTTAAAGGGTGAGATACCAAAGGATTCATACTTTATAATATCATACCCAGATGGTACACACCCAAAGTCTATACTGAATAAAAAATCAGACTTAGCAGCAGGGGCAACAAGTATAGTTATACACGATGGTAGCGGTGTTGATGACCAAACTTATTATGCTGATTTTCCTTATCCTGTAGGGTCTTTACTATCTGCTGTACAGTACGCAGGTAATGACACTCAATTTGCTGCAGGTAACACTACAGAGATTCAATACAACACGAGTGGTCAGCTTTCGGCTGATTCTAATTTTACATACAACGATGGTACAGATACTTTATCAGCAACCAATATAGTAGGGGACTTAACAGGAGATGTAACAGGAAACGCTGATACAGCTACAACAGCTGTAAATGTTACAAATGCTAAAGGTGATGATACTGCTGTTCAGTTCAATGATGGTGGTGCTTTAGCAGGGAGTTATCTTCTTACCTTCGATGTAGGCACAGCAACTCTAGCAACAATTAATGCTACTGCCACCAACATAACAGGTGCTTTGACAGGTACTTCTTCTTTATCGAATGGTGTTACAGCGTACAACCTAGCTATAAGTGATAATTCAAGCAAGGTGGCTAATACAAAATTTGTACACGATGCTATAGCTGATGAAGATTATGGTGTTACAAAAATTATTGCAGGGACAAACGTAACAATTAGTCCTGTTGGTGGTACAGGTGATGTAACCATAAATTCAACAGGTGGCGGTGGCGGTTCACCTGCAGGTTCAGATACATACGTTCAATTTAATAACGCAGGTGCTTTTGGTGCATCATCATCATTACACTTTAACGACACTACAGATAAATTAACTACCTACGCTTTATCTTGTTCTACGGCAGAAATCCAAAATCTCTCAATCGGTTCAGGTGGTTATATAAATTCATTGTCAGACATTAAAACAAACACCGAATTTAAGGGTAACAACATAGGGACTATTTCAGACGATGCTATATACTTAACCCCTTTTGATTTTACAGCTAATAGTGATGCGTTTGCAAGACCTTATGTTACTTCAACAGGGTCAACAGCAAAGATTTATTCTACATCAGATTATCTTCAAGCAGGTTTTGTAGTTCCTGTAGGTTATCAAGCTACTTATATTCATTTGAAGGGAATATTTTCGGGTGGAGCAAGGACTTGGAACTTAACTCAATTTGATTGGGACACAGGGAGTTACGGTCTACACGGAGTTTATGATGCAAACGTGAATGCAGAAATAGAGAATTGGAATAATACAGTAGTTGAACCTTTAGTTGGGTTAGCGGGTAGATATTGGTCTATATCTTTTGACCCACAATTATCATCAGATGCTATTTATGGTGTAAAAATAACAATAGAAAGAGTATAATATAATGATAGACAAGAACGCAACAGAAGTAGCAGTAGCACAGATAGCAGCAATCTCAATAAGTATGTCGGATGTACAGCTTTGGCTACAAATGGCATCACTAATACTAGCTGTATCATTTGGTATTTACAAGTGGTACAAAGAGATAAAGAACATAAAAAATAGTAAGGGTGTGAAAAAGTAGGTTTTAGCTACCTTTTCCCCTATTTTTTCATTACCTTTACTACATTATTAACAACTAAAATTTATATTATGGGTCAAGTTATAGACTTTTTAATGGCTAACGGTGCTGAATTGCTTATTGCAACTTTAGCCTTAGTTAAAATCATCGTAAAACTAACACCTTCTGTTAAAGATAATAAGGTCTTTGGTTATGTTGATGATTTAATTGGATTCTTTATTAAGAATAATGGAGAAAAAGAAGAAACAAAAGAAAATTAAAATGTCAGGATTAATATCTAAAATAGCCTTAAAAGGTATATTAGCATTAGTCCCTGAAATGTTTAAAGACAACAAGGGTAAATGGTCATCGAAGCGAACTGTATCGGGTGTACTCGCTGTAGCAGCAGTAGCCCAAATAGAAACAGGTGGGTTGTCTTGGCAAGTCCTTTGTTTAGCTTTAATAGCTGTTTTACCTTTATGTTTTTTGGGTGACGAGAAGTGTAAAAAGTGTGATAAGTCTAAACTTACAAAAATCTTTAACAAAAAGGGATGAATGTATAAAGCATTTTTAAACAGGGTTCAAGCAGACGATAACCAGACTTTAGGGTATTTTTCTTTATATAAAGGGGTTAACCTAGTCTATGATTGCGTGTCTTTGGAATTAGCTTGGAAAGATAATGCAACTAATATTTCTTGCATTCCAACAGGTACTTACAAAGTTACCCCAAGGTACTCAGACAAATACACACAACACTTTATATTAGAAGATGTTCCCAATAGAAAATTCATACTTATTCACGCAGGAAACTTTAATACCGACACAAAAGGGTGTATTTTGCTTGGTACTAGCTTTGGAAAAATCAACCAAGACTCTATGTTGGATATTACAACATCACGAAGGGCTACATCTGAACTCTTATTCGCCACCAATGGCAAAGGATTTGAACTAACAATATCGTAGAGGTATGCCTAGTTTACCAAAAGGTAGAGGTAGAGTTAAACCTGTTGATAAGAACAAATCTTGGGGTGGTGACACCAAGGTTTACAGCAGGAAAAAGTGGCGAGAATTAAGGGCTTTTTGGATTAAAGGAAGCCCATTATGCGTAGAGTGCGAACAAGAAGGTAGAACCGTTGCAGCAGATGTAGTGGATCACGTTAAGCCTGTTAAACAAGGTGGTGGTATGTATGATATGAATAACCTACAATCACTTTGCCATTCGTGTCACAACAGAAAAACATACGAAGAAAATAAAGGTATATATGGCAAAGAAGAAGAAGATTAATAGATATAGGAGTGGTTATGAAAGAGTGGTTTGCGGTGAATTGGATGACCTTGGGGTTGACTTTGAATACGAAACTAAGAATTTGTACTATGAGGTTGCAGAGCAACGTAAATATACTCCCGATGTTATATTACCAAACGGAATCATTTTGGAGTTAAAAGGTCGGTTTTCAGCAGCCGACAGGAAGAAAATGCTGCTAGTTATACATCAACACCCTGCACTAGATATTCGTATGGTGTTTCAAAGACATACAAACAAATTATTTAAAGGAAGTAAAACGACCTATTCTGAATGGTGCATTAAGCATAAAATCAAATGGGCATCTAAAACAATCCCTATAGAATGGATAAAAGAAAAGACAAAACACCAGAAGAAATAGCCGAAGATGTATTTGGTAGTTGGGTTCAAGATTTAACAGAACAAGAACAACCTGAAACCTGTGGCATTGAAGATGAAGATTGTGAGGCTTGTGGAAGTTAGAGTACCAAAGGGATAATTAATTTTATCCTTTTTTTTTGTCCTAGGATTAGGTTATTAACAAATGTTTACTTATATTTGAGTATAATTAACCAAAACACTCATAATTATGCAAACTACTTTATTAAACACAATCATCGAATCAACAAAAGGTAAATTCTTTGGGGTTACTTTTAAGAAAGCAAATGGATCAATAAGATTTATGAACTGCCGAACAGGTGTACATAAACACACAAGCGGAGAGGGGTTAAAGTACAACCCTAAGAAAAGAGGTAATGTTATTGTTTGGGACACCCAACAAAAAGGTTACAGAACTATTAAATTAGAAAGCATCAAGTCTATTAG